AACAACTTAGCAGCACTTGAAGGCTTATCAGCTGCACCGTTCGGATATGCAGTTGTCACAGCAGACGGTGCTATGGCAATGCGTCAAATTACAGGCACAAGTGGTCAAATTTCTGTATCAGATGGCAATGGTGTTTCTACAAACACACATATCGGTCTTGCAACAGTTTCGCAAGCGGCTACAGGTGATTTTGTTAAGGTAACACTTGATAGCTACGGTCGCGTTTCTGGTAATACACCAGTAGTTGCATCCGATGTATACAACTTAGTTGATAGCAGATATGTACAATTAGGTGGTTCTACTATGACATCAGCAGCGAATATTACATTCGTTGGTGGCGGACAAGTATTAGGCTTACCAGCTATTGCAGTTGGTGCTACAGCAGCTACATCGAAAGCATATGTTGATAATTTAATCTCTGGTCTACAATGGAAGCAATCAGTTAACACTATTTCGTTCAGCGATGTTGCTTTGTTACAGGCGACTCCAGGCGCAGATCTTATTATTGATGGCGAAACAATGCTGGATGGCGAAAGCACATTGTTAACAAATCAAGGTGTAAACTCTCAGAATGGTATCTATGTTGCTGCTATCACGGGCACTGCTCCAACATGTACATATGTATTAACACGTCGTGCTGATGCTGATGTATATACTGAATTAGTACACGCTTCGGTATTCGTAGCAGAAGGTACACATGCAAATTCTGGTTGGACACAAACAAATGAATATCTAACTTCATTCTCCGGTCAGGTATGGGTTCAGTTCTCCGGTGCTGGTACTTATGTTGCCGGTGATGGTGTTAATATTTCTGGTACAGTTGTTTCGACGGTTATCAGTAACGGTCTTAAGTATGTTAGAGTTGGTCTTGATCAGGCAATTACACTTGACATCGCTGGTGCACTTGCTCTTAATGATACAGGTGGTCCATTAACATTAGTACTTGACTCTGCAGGTGGGTTAACACAAACTGCTGTGGCAGGTCAGTTAGGTATTAAGTCCGGTGGCGTAACAAACGGAATGCTCGCAAATTCTGCAATTACACTGAATTCTGATTCAGGTTCTGGTTCAGTAAGTTTAGGTGGTACAGTATTAATTCAAGGTACATCTGCACAAGGTATATCAACATCTGCAACTGGTTCGACTTACACAGTGACAGTACAAGATGCTACAACACTTGTAAAGGGCGTTGCTAGTTTCAATACTGCTTCGTTTACAGTAGCAGCAGGTGCGGTTTCTCTTAAGACAGTTGACGTAGCACACGGTGGTACTGGTACAACTACATTAGGTGCTACTCAACTATTATTTGGTAATGGCACAAGTGCAATACAATCTGATGCTGGTTTAACATATGTTGCTGGTGCTACCGATACATTAACATTAGGTGGTGCCAATGGTGGTACATTTGCTGCTAATGGCACAGATTTGTTAATCACTTCTACTGCTACTAATTCAAATATTGTACTTACACCTAATGGTACTGGTGCAGTTGTTATCGGACCAGCAGGCGCAGGCGAATTACAATCTGATGCAGGTACACCACTTACTGTTCAAGGTAATACAACATTAACATTAAAAGCAGTTACTGGTAACGTTGTTTTAGATCTTTCTGGTACAAGTAATTATGTAAATGTAACAGGTCCAACAGCAGCGCAATATTCAACAGCAATTGCAGCAGTTCCTTCGGCATTAACTAATAAGTATTATGTTGATCAGGCTATTGCGGCAGGTGCTTCAGCTGGCGCAGTTAAGTCCTTCCAAGCAGTTGTTGATCTAAGTGCAAACGGTACAACGGCAATTGGTACAGCAATGCCAGCAGGCGCAACAGTACTATCAGTTAAGGTAGTAGTTGGTTTAGCTGATGCATCAGCAACATTATCGGTTGGTAAGTCAGGTGGCGTTGCAGCTTACATGACAACTGGCGAAAATGATACACAACTTGCAGGAATGTATATGGCAGAAACTTTTGTTACAGAAGCTGGTTCAGTCCAAGTCAATGCAACAGTTGCTTCTACAGGCGCAACATCTGGTTCTACTGCAACAGTGATTTTCACTTACCAAGTAGCACAATAAGCTAATAACTAACTTAGGTTAGTTCAAATCAAAAAGCCCGGTTTAATACACCGGGCTTTTTCTATAAATACTACGTTAACTGGAGTATTTAAGATGAATAAATTCAATAAAATTATGAGTGATCTGTTCACCGGACCGGATGGAAAAACACATGATCCGGCCAGATGGTTATGGATATTAGGTGTATTAGCATTTGTGTCTTTTGCCGGATTCGAAGTGTATAAATCAGGTAAATTCGACATGCTTAATTTCGGAATTGCCTACGGTACATTGTTAGGCTCTGGTGCTGCCGGAGTAAAAATTAAAGAAACCACAGAACCAAAACCACCGGTATAAATTTGAGGCAGATTATTACCAATAAAATGTGCGGTCGCAGCATTTTTTGATAAGTAATACACTATGCAATGTTGCGCTCATGGTGAGGCAACAGATTTGCAATAGTGGCCACAATGGCACTCAATAAGGAAATTAAAAATGTTCACAATCCCTAAAACCCCTCAAGATTTTTTCAAAGCAACAACCGATCTTTTCGCAAATGTCCCAAAGACAGCGGACGAAGCAAAGGTAGTATTTGAAAAAGTACAAACCGTATTCAAGACTGAATACACAAATAGCCAAGATATGTGGAAGACTTATCAAAAGTCGTTCCAGGGCGAAGCTACACCGAAGGAAATTACCGAAGCAAATAAGAAAGCAGTTGAATTGCTTAAGGCAACTACTTTTGCTGGTTTAGTTGCTATTCCGGGCGCTGTATTTGTTCTTCCAGCTATTGTAGAAAAAGCTAAAGAATACAAGATCGACTTAGTTCCTAAGTCTGTATCAGAACAATTTGATATCTAAAATATCAAACTAATAAAGGGGCTTCGGCCCTTTTATTTTGACATTATTTTCAATGTTAATAAAATTTGATAAATACACATATGAGAATAGTTGAAATTTTACTACCAAAAGGTCTAACTGACCGTGGCCTATCAGCCCAATCATATAGAACAATTGATAAATTACAATCACGTATGGATCTATATGTAGATAAACTTTGCCATATGGCCGCAGGCACAGCTAGAGATTTTCTAAAATCAAAGTTAAAAGCTGATTATGTATCACTTAAAGATATTATTCAAAAAACTAGTATTGCAGAAAGTGATTTAGCAGAGTTGGGTGCATACGAAGTATACGATACTCGTACAGGATATAAGGTAGCAGGACCGTACAACAATCTACGGCGCGCATCAAATGCAGCAGATAAACTTGATTTGAAGTTTGGAGCACATAGATATGCCTATCGACCTGTTAAACAGTTAAAAGAAGCAGTTTATAAATTACCACTCACTTTAGATGATTTTGAACTCGTTAAGAGATTAATGGAAAAACCTATTCCAGCTATCGTGGCGCCAATCTATATAATGGAAATTATAGAAGACGATGAGCTAAACGATCAGCTTAAATCGCTGGAAGAATCGGATCCAGGTCGCGATGTCCGCCCACTTATAGTAGAATGGTTTAGAAGGGTCATGCCTGACCAGATGTATCGTTTTGGGCAAGAAATAGCAGACGAAACTTTAATGAAAGGCATACTTTCACCAATACACGGATATGATCCCAAGCAGTATAAGGGATCCAACGAACCAATAACAGGCAACGCCTACGGGATGTTTTAATAGAAATCCTTGACTTTCTTGTAGATTATGCTATAATATAGCATGACAAGAAAATTATCTACTGAACAATTTGTTCAGAAATCACGGAATATTCACGGAAATAAGTACGATTATACGGATAGTGTGTATGATGGGGCATTCGCGCCTGTTAGAATTAAATGTAATATTCACGGAGATTTTTATCAGGTTGCTGGTAAACATACGGCAGGCCATGGTTGTCCAGCATGTGGTGGAAACGCTCGATTTACCACCAAGAGTTTTGTTGATAAGGCCAACATAATACACTCAAACAAATACGATTATTCCGAAGTACTCTATACCGGAATACATAAAGATATTAATATAATATGCCTCGATCACGGAATATTCACTCAACTACCTAGTAGCCATTTATCGGGATACGGCTGTCGTAAATGTGCAGGAAATTTTAAAATCAGTACAGAAGATTTTATTGAAAGATTAAGAAATGTTCACGGAACGACATATAATTATGCCAATGTTATATATGCCGGCGCACATACCGCTATAAATATAACATGTTATACACATGGCGAATTTAGTCAACAGGCAGGCGCACATTTACGAGGACAACGATGTCCTAAATGTGCTATCACAACGTCTTTAAGAGAAATTGTATGGTTAGATTCCTTGTGTATTCCCAAAAAATATAGACAACATAGATTAATCGTTGCCAATAAATTAATTATAGCAGATGCATATATACCTGAAACGAATACAATATATGAATATCTGGGAGACTTCTGGCACGGGAATCCTAAAATTTTTAACAGTGATGATATAAATCCTGTCAAGGGAGTAACATTCGGGGAATTATATAGACAAACTATATCTAAGAAAGAACTATTAATTGATAATGGATATAACGTTATTGAAAAATGGGAAACAGAATAATATAAGGAGATTTAAATGGCAAAATTGAGTCCTGAAAACATAGCACGGCTAAAACAGTTGGTAGCAGATGGCGTACAGGTCATGCAGGAGGTGGAAGATTTAAAAGAAGGATTGAAGGAAACCGTGGCCGCTATCGCTGAAGAGCTCGAAGTAAAACCCGGTCAGTTAAATAAGCTTATCAAAATCTGCCAGAAGGGAGATATGAATGATAAGAGGGAAGCATTCGACGAACTCGAAGAACTATATAAGGCCGGGGGTCTAGGTTAATGTACGTTGACGCTCTTTTTAAAAGGGGCGGAGATAGTGAAGTAATCAAGATAGTAGAAAGAGTAAATGGTAAACGTGTTTACCGTGAATTCCAACCTGACTATCATTTCTTCCTTACTGACCCAAAGGGTTCCCACAAGACTATTTACGGAGATACCGTAAAGAAGATTGTGCCACGTACCTATGTTGAAAAACAAAAACTAATAAAAACACTGTCGGGTAATGTAAAAAGATGGGAATCAGATGTTGATCCTATTTTTCGTTCACTTGAGCACAACTATCACAACGGTGACGCACCAGCACTAAATGTAGCATTCTTCGATATTGAAACTAGTTTCGATAAGGATGAGGGGTGGTCAGATGCTGCTGATGCTGACAACTACATTACTGCTATATCGGTTCATCTGCAATGGCTAGATGAGATTATCTGTTTAGCATTTCCACCAGAAACATTGACATGGGAAGAAGCATCGGCAATTGCTGAAGAAGTAGGTAATACAGTATTATTTAAAACAGAAGCAGAAATGCTTAATGCCTTTATAGACATTGTCGAAGATGCTGATGTATTATCGGGATGGAACAGTGAACCATATGATATTCCATATGTTGTAAATCGTATAAAGAAAGTCCTAGGTAAAAACGAAGCTAGACGATTGTGTCTTTGGGAACAGATGCCCAAGGAACGTAAGTTTGAACGTGGCGGTCGTGAAGCGTTTACTTATGATTTGATTGGTCGCATTTCTATAGATTACATGGCAATCTATAAAAAGTACAACTACGAAGAACGTCACAGCTATACGCTCAATGCTATTGCAGAAATTGAATTAGGCGAAACAAAGATTCAGTACGAAGGCACGCTAGACGAATTGTATAACGATGACTTTAAAAAGTTCTTGGAATACAATTTACAAGATACACGTCTGCTAGATAAACTAGATAAGAAACTTCAATTCATTGACTTGGCAAATTCTATCGCGCATTCGAGTTGCGTATTAATCCAAACAACAATGGGTGCAGTAGCAGTTACTGACCAAAATGTCTTAATGGAAGCTCATAACAATAATATGATCTGTCCAGATAAGAAGCATGGTCACGAAGAGACAGCAAGCCGCGCAGCAGGTGGGTGGGTTGCAACTCCTAGAAAGGGATTCCATAGATGGATAGGTAGTACTGACATGAAGTCACTATATCCATCTGTTATTAGAACTCTAAATATGAGTCCAGAAATGATTATTGGGCAGATTAGATTAGATCGTACCAATGAGGCAATCGCAATTTGGGAAGCAAAAGGCGGTAAACATACATTTGCGGCTTGGTGGAATGATAGATTCCACGTACTAGAAATGGAAGACTTCTATAACGAAGATATTGGCAATAAATTAATACTCGATATGGAAGATGGTTCTGAATTTGAGATGACAGGCAAAGAGCTTCACGACTTAATCTTTGAGAGTGGACAACCCTGGTGTATCAGCGCCAATGGTACAATCTTTAAGACAGATAAGGAAGGTGTAATTCCTAGTCTGCTAACTCGCTGGTATAATGAGCGTAAGGTACTGCAGGGTATTATGACAAACTACACTGACATTGAAGACAATGCCAAGATAGAAGGTGTAAAGGTGCCCGTGGAATTGTTCACAAACAATGACATTAGCGATGCTGAACTAAAAGCCAATCCCTATTTAGATGCCGAGTCATACAGGCCTAAAAAATTAAAGGAACTCATCACAGAAGGCCATACAAAGCGTGTTATTCAGTACATGAATCAGCACAATCTAATGGTTAAGGATGGTAAGGCAATTCATAGAGATCAAAAGGACTTAAAGCGTATTATTGGTTTCTGGGATAAACGTCAATTGGTTAAGAAGATTAACTTAAATTCTGCATACGGCGCCTTGTTGAATGCTGGTAGCAGATTCTTCGACCAACGTCTAGGTCAATCAACCACACTAACTGGTAGAACAATTACCAAACACATGGCGGCTAAGACAAATGAAATGATGACGGGTGAATATGATCACTACGGTAAGTCTATCGTATATGGAGATACAGACTCGTGCTATTTCTCTGCATATCCGATTCTTAAGGAAGAGATTGAGCATGGTGATATTTTGTGGACTAAGGAAAGTATTGTAGATCTTTACAATGACCTGGCGAAAGCAGTTTCCGCAACCTTCCCAGAATTCTTGTTGAGTAATCTAAATGTACCAATTAAGCGTTCAACTGGTGTAATTGCAAGTTCTCGTGAAACTGTTTCTGAATCAGGTATTTGGATTGTTAAGAAGCGTTATGCTTGTTTGATGTATGATAAGGATGGTATTAGACTTGACGTGGGTGGTAAGGTAGGTAAGGTAAAGGCTATGGGACTTGATTTGAAGCGTGCAGATACACCAAAATTCGTGCAACAGTTCCTTAGTGAGATCCTAATGGATACACTAACGGATAAGGGCGAAAATGCAGTTATTGAAAAAGTGCGTTTATTTAAGGAAAAGTTCGAAGACATGAAGCCATGGCAGCAAGGTACTCCACGTGCAGTCAATAAACTTACTCACTATAGAGAAAAATTGGAAGAAGCAGGTCGTCAGAAGCTAAAAGGTATTGCAGTAGGTAACCTACATGTACCGGGCCACGTTACAGCAAGTCTGGCATGGAATAGATTAAAAGAAGTTCACATGGACCAACATGCAATGAAGATTATCGATGGACAGAAGATTATTGTATGCAAGCTAAAAGAAACATCCGAAAATAGACTCACAAGTATTGCATATCCGGTAGACGAAGTACATTTGCCAGAATGGTTTTTAAGTTTACCGTTTGACAGCGAAGATATGATGGCAGGTATTGTAGATAAAAAGGTTGAAAACTTGCTGGGTGTTCTTAAATGGGATTTGAGTAGGACCAATAAAGAACACGCACATTTAGAAACGCTGTTTGACTTCAGCAAGATGTGAAACGTTTGACATTCGTTACACAATAATATACACTAAACAAAAGGAGATCTTATATGTTATTAGATTCATTAAAAGATATTATCAAGCACACAAATTCATTGGGCTTCATTGATATGGTAAAACTTGTAGGTTCAGCGGCGGATGCAAAGATTGAAGCAATCGATGTAGACAAAACTGTGGTTGTATTTGGTAGTATGTATCAACCTATTGCAGGCATTGATACAACAGTAGGATTAGCACGTATTGCTGTCTTAAAGGGATGGATTGACTTTCCTGTATTTTCTGGAGATAAGGCAACTGCTGATATCGTTACAGAATTACGCAATAGTGTAACTGTTCCAACAGGTATTAAGTTTACTAGTGGTACAGGACATACTGCAGATTATAGATTCATGAGTGAAGCTATGGTCAATGAGCAGATTAAGGTTCCACCATTCAAGGGTGCAACATGGAATTTAACAATTGTTCCAGAAAAGAAGAAGATTGCAGAGCTTGCATATTGCCAGGGTGTTATTGGTGGATTCGAAAAGCGTTTCACAGTAAGCGTTGATAAGGGTACACTAAACTTTAGCGTTGGCAGCGGTCCCACAGAAAAGACTACTGTTCCATTTGCCGAGAATGTAACTGGTACAATGAAGCATCAATGGTCTTGGCCACTATCTCAGGTTCTTAGTATTCTGAAGTTGAGCGAAACTGCTTCAACTACGACTATGAACTTCTCTGATATGGGTGCATTGAAGATTGACATTGATAGTGGTATCGGGAAATATTCCTATATTCTTCCAGCAGGCAAGGCTTAAAATCTAAATACAATATGGCAAACAAAGTAAACTTCTCTGAAAGACACGACGAGGGTGGTTGGGCAAAATATTTGCCAGCCATTAGCGGATTCTATACGACACACCTGGGCAAAGCAGAGGCAGATCCCGAGTTTGTCCCCGAATCTCGTGTTCCTAAAAAGTTCGAACTAGGTATCAAGGGACTGGACTTTTTAAAGGGTCCAGAAGAAGCCTACTTCAGTTATAAGTATGGATTGTATTCTGCGGGTCACGCCGAGAGAAATCTAACAAAATGCGATGATAGGGAACCTATGATTCACAAGCGTGATCGTAAGAATACGATTCTAGTTGGTGACTCGGGTGGATTTCAGATTGCAACAGGTGTTATTAAACTCGACTGGGCAAATGTTAAAGGTGCAGCAGGCGATAAGCTTAGAGAAGAAATTCTACGATATCTAGAACATACATCAGATTGGTCAATGACATTAGACGTTCCGGCGTTTGCGGCAGTTGGTGCATTAAGTGAAAAGACTGGTCTAAAGACATTTGAAGAAACACTTGATATTACACTTCATAATCTTGATTATTTTATGAAACATCGTATTCCGGGTGCAACGAAATTCCTAAATGTGTTGAGCGGAAGTTCAAGGGAAAATTCTAAGACTTGGTTCGATGCAACTATCCCATATAGCATCCCAGAGACTGTAGAAGCAATGGGTCACACAGTAGATAGAACTTTTGAAGGCTATGCTTTCGCTGGTATCAATATGCGTGATATGACTTGCGTGCTTGATAGACTATTAGACTTAATTGAATTAGATGCACTGAAGGATAAGGATTGGATTCACTTCCTGGGAATCGGCAGACTTGATTGGGCTTGTTATCTAACAACCATCGAAAGATCACTAAGACAACATTATAATCCAAATATTAATGTTAGCTTTGATGCTGCATCACCATTTGTTGCGGCCGGCGGTTATGCATTGAGTTACGATTATAATTATTTCACTCCACAGAAGTTAACTTACTCTATGGGTCGTGGATTAGATAATAAGGCTCTAAAAGGATCGAAGTTAGCAATGCCTTTCCAGGGACCTATTATGGAAAGACTGACTGTTGGTGATATCTGCGTTATGGGACCTACTGATAAGAACAAGCACGATAAGATTGGTAAGACAAGTTGGGATACTACTTCATATGCACTGATTATGGCACATAATGTATATAACCATATTCAAGCAATACAAGAAGTAAACAGATTGGCCGATATTGAAGATATCAAGGGATATTCTTATCTAGACTTACCTACGCTAGATACTCGTAGTTCAAAGATGGTTGGTGAACATCTTCCGATTACTATTCCATTAATTAGGGATCTTATTAGAGTTGTCCTTGATCCTAACACAAAGAATGCCAGAGATATACTCCGAAATTATGATAGATACTTGTTGAATGTCGGATTTAAGGAAAACAAGCATTCAGATATGGCAGAGATGATGAATCGTCATGATGATATTGAAATTGATGATGAATCGTCTATTAGAGATAATGAATGAGAAACTACAGAAACAACTTAGTTCCTTAGAGAATCTGATCGGAACACAGTCGGATTCTGTGTATGTAGGTGGTTCGGGCGTAAACTATATGCACGGCATGCTAAATGGGCTCATATGTGCCCATTCAGTGTTTGCAGAATGTGAACCGGCATTTGTTGAACGACCTCCTAGGCGATGGGACTCGAAAATAAGACACAAAAGTCAGCAACCGAAAAGAAGGAAATAAATGACAAAGAAAATATGTATCTATCATGGCAACTGTGCCGATGGATTTACAGCAGCATGGGTTGTACGAAGAGCGTTGGGTGAAGACGTTGAATTTCATGCAGGAGTATATCAAACACCACCACCAGATGTAACCAAGGCAGATGTCTATATTGTAGACTTTGCATATAAGCGGCCAGTAATGGAAGAGATCATTGCTAAAGCAAACAGCGTTACACACATTGATCACCACGCAACAGCGATTGTTGATCTAGTGGGTCTGGAAAAACAAATGACTACATTGTATAGTCTAGAAAATAATTTCAGTGGTGCAATGCTTACATGGATGTTCTTTTTCCCCGGTGAAGATGTTCCGCAAATTATCAAACACGTCGATGATAGAGATCGTTGGCAATTTAAGATTCCATTCACGAAGGAAATTCAAGCATCAATTTTCAGCTATGGTTACACATTTGAAAATTGGGATATGCTAATGAAGATTGACTTACAAGAACTGATTACAGAAGGTAAGGCAATTGACCGCAAGCACCTTAAAGACATTCGCGAACTAATTGGTGTAATGAAGAAGAGAATGACAATTGCAGGATACGATGTTCCTGTATGTAATCTCCCTTATACAATGAGTTCCGAAGCTGGACACATTATGGCTATTAACGAACCATTTGCTGCCTGTTACTATGATAAGCCAGAAGGACGCGAATTTAGTTTGCGTTCATCTAAGGAAGGCATTGATGTATCAGCCATTGCTGTAATTTACGGTGGCGGCGGCCACTTCCACGCCGCAGGTTTTAGAGTACCCTACGAAAATTTGGAAGGATTAGGGTTATGAAGGCTGAAGATTTCCCGGTTGTACAAGAAGCTCGAAAAGTTGCAGAGCAACAATTAGAGTTTTATAATATGATGATGGCATCCAAACTTAAGAAGGAAGAAAACAAAGTGGCTAAGAAAAAATTATACATTGTTGATACTATTTCTACTTTCAGGCACCGCTATGTCATCGAAGCCGCAGAGCTTGAACACGCATATGATGAAGTAACAATGATTGATTCCGGCAACGATGATGATTCCTTTGAATCTGTTACCCAACGATACCTAGGCGAAACTATTATCGATGGTAGAGAAATTACCAAGAAAGAATACGATAAGATGTTAAAAACACTTGAAGCAGATAAAGATGAAAATTGCTCTTATTGGATGGGAGATAAGCTAATTCGCGTATTAGATTATGATAGATAAGATATCAATAACAAAACAGATTATTACTGCTCCATCTCGAAAGTTAACAGCGACGTGGAGTTCGCTGCCCGATAAACCACCCTTTCCTCTAAAGGGTGTCAGTGAGATGAATAAAGAGGAACAGGCAGATGAGATTATTCGTCGATTAAGTCAGCCATACAAGACTCCTTCTGAGCGTTTAGAAGAAGAGATAGATGATGAAATAATGACAGAAATGATACGCATGTACTCTATATTCGGTACACATAGCAATGATAAAGAAAGTAACACCTGATCACGTTGATATACTTGGCAGGCCTATTCACTTAGGTACAAAGGTTGCTGTGGGTACTGGCAATTCATTAGTGATATGCTCTATAATTAAGTTATCGCCCAAGATGATAAGGGCAATGCCCGTTACAGGATATCATAAAGAAGGATATCTTGTTTATAGTAGTCAATGCGTAGTGGTTGAAGGCGAGGATGTACTCGCATATATTTTGAAAGGATAATATGAGAAAACTATTTTACATGGGGCTCGAGTCATACGAGGCCAGATACACTCTACAATTGCAAGATTGGAATGAACGTGTATTCAAACAGCGCGGCATTGAATATGAACTTGTTACAGGCACTGAATTAAGTACCGACAAGAGCATTGTAACTGGTAGCGTATTAGATGCACATGGACGCACATACTATAGCATGATGCAAATGGCTAATTTGATTAGACTAATGAAGGAAGGTAAGGTCACTAAGGATGATGTTATCTTCTTTGAAGACATGTTTACGCCCGGCATGGAATCACTTCCGTATATTATGGATCAGGTACCTAAGAAGTTTCGTCCACAGGTGTTTGTACGTTGTCTTGCACAGTCCATTGATCCGGACGATTTCGTTAATCGTGAAGGTATGTTTAGGTGGATGCGTCCATTCGAACAAATGGTAGATGCATTTGTGTCCGGTATATTGGTAGCAAGTGAAGAAATGGTTGCACATTTGCGTATTGCAGGGTTCAAGGCACCTATCTACGTCACTGGATTACCATTCGGTAAGGAAGAAGTCCGTAGTCGTGTACCATTTGTTAAACCAATTACATCACGTGAGCAGCGTGTAGGTTTTGCAGCACGCTGGGATGATGAGAAACAACCAGAATTCTACATGCAATTGGCACAACGTTTCTATAGAACTCGTCCAGATGTCGAATTTGCTATCTTCTGTGGTCATCCAAAGTTGAAGAGTAACAACAAGCGTCATGTGGAATTTGCTGAATATCTAACAACTAGCGGAACAGCAAACTTTAAGATCTATACGGGTCTAAAGAAGAATGATTACTATGAATTGCTTGCAGATAGCACCGTTTTATTCAACTGTGCATTGCAAGACTGGGTAAGTAACACGGTAAGCGAAGCTGATACGTTCGGCACATTAACATTGTATCCAGCATATCGCAGTTTTCCGGAAGTGTTTGCAAATAATCCAAAGAATATGTATATTCCATGGAGCGTAGAAGATGCTGCTGAAAGACTTGAAAAGATGTTTGTAAGTCCTGCATCATATAAGACTGGTGCAGCAAGTGATTGGCAAAACGGTACAATCGATCGCACACTGGATGTCTTTGAAGGGAAAGGCGAAGAGTGGGCAAGAAATACAAACGATTACAGAAAACATGTAGCAACAGCGAAATATTAATATGAATCAACCAGACCCAAAATTACATCAACGAATTAGCTTTGTTAAGAGTGGATTACGCATCGTAGCCGGTGCCACATTAATGCTCGGTAATTTCGTTATCGCAGGTACATTAATAATCATTGCCGAATTACTCGGCATAGTAGAAGAATTAGTTTAAAGGAAACAATATGAAAAGAGACGGACATAACAATGTGGCATTCTTCATTGGCCCAGAAGTAGAGCATACACCTGCATACTCAAAGAAGACATTATTCGTAGTTGGTAAGCAGGATATTGCTACAATTGTAAAATACGCAACTGAACATAAGGTTGGGCATATTTTTATGGGTGCTAATCATTCATTTGATGCTTCTACATCTGTATCTCCTTATTGGAATTCAACAATCACAGATCTATTAGATCGTGGATATTGGGTTAGTTTAGATTACCCAGCACACCAGCATGATATTGTATTGAAGTTATTGAGTGCAGGAATCTGGCAATCACGTATTTTCGTACCATTACTAAGTGTAAGAATACCAAATATTCAAATGTCAAGTCCTAATTTAACAATTAAGATTGATGACAACGAATTTAATGGTAGCAATCCTGGCGTATGGTGTATGCACTTTCGTGAAGTTACAGATAGCAACCGTTTTACTGATTGGACAGAATACGGCACTGATATTGTTATCAAGGAAGACGTACTAGCACCTGTTGCTCATAGGACGACACCTGTAATCAATGATCAGGAAATCGGACTCGATCCGAATGCTGTATCTAAATTAAAGCCCGAAGATGAAGAAACGAAAATATCGCCGATCCCCTTTATTGCGGGGCCTGTTGATGCAGCTGAAGCGTATGCGGAAGGTGCTAAAACCGACCCGCTCTCAGCGAAGGAATCTACAAAGAAGGCAAAGGCCAAGAAATGATTAAAAGATGGATATGGGTTAAATTCTGTAAAGAAGGTATTCATAGATACCCGGCTGCATTAACTGACCCAATGCTTGCAACAGGTAGCAATGATGATGTTAGTTTTCTAGGATATCCACATCGTCATATTTTTCATTTTAAAGTTTCTATCGAAGTCGAACATTCAGATAGGGCTATAGAATTTATACAATTCAAACGATGGCTAGAACAACTATACAATGGAACACTTCACCTCAATTTCAAATCATGTGAAATGTTAAGTGAAGATCTATATACTGAAATTATTTCTAAATATCCTGATCGCAGTGTAACTATAGAAATCAGTGAGGATAACGAAAACGGTGCCTATATAGAATTCATCAAAGAATAAAGTTCTTCGAATGTAATAGAACATGTATTATATTTTCGTCTATTTGTAGATCTTTCTATTAAATGTAAATTTTTATAACTACCTATAAATTCGGCAGGAATATTATCTTTAAATCCTTGCTGTTTACTATATTTGTGATCTAATTCGTAATCTTTGCCTCGTTCTAATCCTAATGGATTAATTATAGATTGATTATAAATCCAATTTGTTCTTGTAATTCTATCAACATCATCTTCGTATAATTTCCATGCTGACTTGTTGATAGGATCTATAGCAGAACCATTTATTATTTTATTTTTAGATATATTTTCGCCTTTAATTTTACGCCATTCGGGGTCTTGATGTAATTTATGCAATTTAGCATTACCTTTATCACTCATATTTTTCATATGCTTTTGTCTATCTATTTTGGACATATTCTGTTGACGAGATTCTTCAGCCTTTTTAATAAAACCAGGGCATTGTGTAATCTTCTCAACACATCGATATTTCTTAGAATTAAAACTTATATAGGTTGCTTGACTTTCGCATAGAAAACATTTATAATTATTTGAAGGATTTAGTAGTTTGGGCATTGTGATTATCTCTCTGTTATCGTATATTTATCATTTTTGAACAAATGTGGCCATTTATTACAAACAAGAAACAGGTGGAGATGATTGGTTATGATGGACCTGTCTTTGATAGTAAATTTAAGATAGTAATTAAACGATCATATCACCCTGGTTGGGTACAAATGCTCGAATGGGTAAATTCAAACAGTAACGGATTGGTAGCAGTGAAATTTAACAATGGATATGGATCAGAAGCTATCTACATAGGGTTTGTAGATCCCGATGATGCACTATTCTTTAAAATAAAGTATTCAACATGAGCAGTTTTAACGCTTGCGGTGAACCGGGTTTTGGTATTATAGCTCAAACGGTGGGCTCTGTCTTACCGGGCTCGGTGTTGACTTCTGGAGTAAACGGGACATCGTGGTCACCTGTATTTACAGAATTCGATCATCAAAAACTTCTTAAACGCATAGAAGCAATAGAAGCACGGTTAGCAATTATCGAGCCCAATCAAGCATTACAGGATAAGTACCCTGCATTACAAGAGGCATACGAAGCATATAAAATTATCGAAAGGTTAGTAAATGACAAAAAAGCATAAAATTTTAATTACTGGTGGTAGTGGGTTTGTTGGTACGCAGGTAGCACATAAACTGCACCAGCAAGGGCACCAAGTAACAATTGTTGATCGCAAGATCAAGAATTGGAATACACCAGCAATTATATTTGAAGAGGACTATCTTACTTTCCTTCAATCAAATGTTTTTCACTATGATACAATCGTACACTTAGCCGCCGAGCATCTAGTAGAACAAAGCGTAACAGAACCGGAGAAGTATTACGCAAATAATGTGGTAAAAATGAAGGGTATGCTCGATATTATGGTCGCTAATGGCATGAAGAACATTGTCTTTAGTTCTAGCGGAAATACCTATGGTCGTCAGGGACAAGATGGCCCACTCAAAGAGGCAGGGTTATACTATGATCCAGAGAATCCGTATGCATCAACTAAGGTAGTTGGCGAATTAATGATTAAGGATTATGCTAGGGCATACGGCCTGAAGTATGTAAATTTTAGATACTTCAACGCCGCAGGCGCTGATCCAGAAAGTCGTTTTGGATATGTACAACGTCCTGCTACGCACGTTATTCCTATCTTGTGTAATAAGATTTTGAATGGAGAATCATTCCCATTATTTGGTAATGACTATCCTACCAAGGATGGTACTTGTGTACGTGATTATGTTCACGTTGCAGATTTAGCTGATGCTCATGCTAAGGCAATAGATTTCTTTGATGCCGGCAAAGGCAACGAGGCATTTAATCTAGGTGGTGGTAGTGAGGGAGTTAGCGTAAAAGAACTAGTTCATTTCGCAGGAGAAGTCGTTGGTGTTGAACCAGTAATCGAATACATGCCCAGGCGAATGGGAGATCCCGCAGAATTAGTAGCAGACATCTCTAAGGCCAAAGAGTTATTAGAATGGGAACCACAATATAATGTCAAGGATGCAATTAAGCATGCCTGGACCTGGGAGCAAAAATTTGAAGCAAGTAAATGATCATCAAGAAGAATGTCTTAACATTCTTCAGGAAGAATGCGCTGAAGTAATTCAAGCCGCATCTAAGATTAAGAGATTTGGTGTTGTTGGTAAGAATCCTGCTTCTACCACGACTAATCTCGAAAATTTAGAAATGGAGTTGGGTGATGTATT